TGTGCTTTCCATATATCATTTATTTCTGCCTTTATTTCGGTATCATCATAGGAAGTACCATCTGCACCCTTATCGCCTTTATCTCCCTTTGCCCCTTTGAGTGATGCAAGCCATTGTTCCTCTGTGCCTTCAAAGCCATTGTCAACGGCTATCTGATAAGCAGATTTACCGACTGCTCCTGTATCGCCTTTTTCGCCTTGTATACCTTGTATACCTTGCGCTCCTGTTGCTCCTGTGTCGCCTTTATCACCTTTTTCACCTTTTAGTTCTGCGGCGTGCTCGGTAACATAGGCGGCTACTTCATCCACTACTATATCATCTAGTGGGTGTTCGGTCAGATAGTCGTTAACAGCTTCAAGAATAAGTTCTGGCTCAACTTCACCTTTTTTCACTTCGTTGATTTTCTTTATGATCTGCTCAAAAAGTGAAGGTGTTATTCTGCTTTCTACTCCCTCTGTTGGTGAACCTGCGACCACTTCAACCGATACAAGGTTAGATGTGATTGTACGCTGTCCATCACTGCCATATACGCCAACTTCAAAAGCTCCTGCGCTTCTTAATACTTCACTAGGGATTATGCAGGTATCATTATCAAGCAGAACATCATAAGTGATATGATTCTTCTTGAATGTGGCGCTTTTCTCCATGTCTGCCCATTCCTCGGAAAATGTGAAGCTACAGGAATGCACTTTTCTACTATGTGAAGCAATAACAAGGCTGTCGGTTCTTGTCATTACCTGTTTTTCTACGTTAAAAATAAGCTCCATAGTCACTCCTTTTAATAAAGGGGCAACCCTGTTAAGAATTGCCCCTCTTTTTCAATTACCTAGATACTGCTTCAGTCGCTTCTTCGGTCGGCTCTTCGGCCTTCTTCTCCCAATACTCGGAACGGATAACGCCGCCCTGTGAATTGTAGCAGATTGCCATAACGCTTGTTACGCCCTCGGTTGTCATGTAGCCGAAAATACTGTGAAATCTTGCTACTGCCGAATCTACATCATTATAGTCGTATGTAGAACGCTTGTTCTTGCTTTCGTCCTCATAAGTAAGGATTGTAGTCGTATAATATTTGATTGGCATATTATGTCCTTTCTACGTTTAAGCTCGTCAGCTTATAAATGCTTTTATTAACAAAAAAGACTTATTCTACTTGTCTTATTTATTTAGAACTGCGTAGTGAACAGGAATAGAACCGCCATCAAAGCCTGCGCCTCCCGTTGATGCTACTAAAGTTATAGATAATGTATCTCCATTTATTGAATAAGTCACTTGAACCGAAATAGCATATGTACCACCCGATTTAAACTGGGTGTATGAATAATTAGAGAATAGTAATTCGTGAGTATGCCCTGATGGAAGCCTAATATTTTTCGTTTGATTATTCTGAGTAAATTCAAACGACACACTACCGCTAGTAATGTCCGCTTGGTTAGATGCACACTTGTTATACACTGTACCCATTAAATACCCACCTTTCTGATTACGATAGGGAGATTTACTGTTGGCTTATCTTCCAAACAGGTAAATGTAATCTTATTTGTCGCTGTTGTACCATATGCGATGAAACCTAAAGCTTTTCTAATAGCCTTATCTGATGCTGTATTGCCCGTTGGTGTAAATCCTACAATCTCCCAATTCTGCGATGCTGCGATGCCGTTTACTGTTACCGTGTTGGTGTATGGTACTGAACCGCTCCAAGAGCTTGATGGAATTGTAATTGACTTGATAGCAGATAGGTTATTGTTAATTGCTGTAATTGCATTAGTATTAGTCCTTACTCTGCCATCTAATGCACTGATAGCATCTGTGTGGTTTTGCGCTGTGGTCTGCAAACTCTGTATATTATCCTTGTTCTGCGATACTCCATCGGCATTAGTTTCAATGCTTGCCTTGTTCTCTTGGATAAGGTTATAAAGGTTGCCTGCGGTATCTCCATCTAATGCGCTCTGAATCCCTGCAAACCATGTTTCAAAATCTGCCTGTTTGCCTGTCTTAAACTCGTTATAATATGAGTTAAATTGCGCCGCAAACTGTGAGAAGTCCATTTGTTCTACTGTACCTGTTACAATTCCGCACACTGTAGAATCTGCTCTCTTATCGGTGATATCCTTTTGCAAAATCTCGGTAGCACCTGCGCCTACATATATTTCAGCCAATACAAGCTCATAGATTGCACCGCTTCTTGTTGGTGCTGTAGCACTCGGATTCTGACCACTATATGTACCTGTTACATACTGTAAGGATATAATCTTATTAGTATCATCACGCCTTACCACGATCGTATCTATACGTGGGTATGTGCTATTTGCTGATGGCACTGTAAAATTCTCTGTTTCATAAAACTCACGCACCTTACCATTAACATTGGCATATCCTGTGGCAACATTTACTGTATAGCTTCCACCTGCTGTGACCTGCAAATCTCCTGCAAATACGCCTGTTGTAAAGAATTTCTTTAGCCAATACTCGAAAGAATCGGCGTTATAGGTTCTATCTCCCGAACCATCATCATTCCAAAAATATCCGTAATCTCTTCCGTCAGCCATTCTCGCTCCAATCTACCGCGCTTGGTAATGGTGTTCCCAAGGTTGGTGAAATAGTTAATGCTCCGTTCTCATATGTTTCTTGAAGCTCTGTTACTCTCAAATCAACTTCTATATCCCATTCGGGTTTCCTTACTGTTATTATATCCCCTAAATCATAGTGCCGTTTGTAAATGAAGTTACCTTCTGCTGATGTTTGGCATTCAAATGAAGATGTTACAACGTCTTCCGTCAATAACTGCTCCCCTCGTTGCCTTAGAGCGCTTTCATATTCGGCTTTGGTCATTTCACCCTGTGAGATATCAGAAGCGCTTAAAAAGACTTCTCGGCGGTTTAAACCTGTTAATGTATCATCACCAACTACTACAATCTTTCTATCTGCTCCCTCGCCTTGACCACCGACATAAACCACATTCTTATATAATTGGTCGTTGGTTTCATACTCGGCTTCGTTCAGATTGCCATATGAATCGGAAAATACAACCCTGTTGCGCTCTGTCTGCCTAAATGACCTATCAAGACCTTTGTAAGTTTCAAAAGTTATTGTTTTGTCGGTGAAATTCGGCACAAATCGAAAACCGATGTTTGAATACTTAGCAAGTTTTGTTTCGTAGTCTAAAACGCCCTTATAAGTCGCTTGGAAGTCGATTCTTTCAGTATATCCGTTATCTTCGCCAAGCTGAACCAATGGAATAGGTACTGCATTACTTAGGATTGATCGCATGGCAGTTTCTACACGTCCGCTAAAATTAAAAGTCTGCTTAATCAATCGCCTATCCATGTAGCTTTCAAGGAAACGCCCTCTGCACTCTATCTCTCGCTCTCTAGCGCCGCCTTTGTATTCATCTGTGATTATTAGATGCTCGATAACGCCGCCCTCTTTAGCGCCGCGATAGGACAGAATATTGCCCATCTTTAAAAGCGCCAAATTAGAATCGGTGACAGGTGCGTGAAGCTCAAACTTACCTGCTTCAAAGTATTTCCTTGACCATACAAGTGATGTTTGGTTCTCGATTAGTCCTTGGAAGTTCAAATTTTGATCGTATACCCTTAACTGCATTACCATGTTTAAGCTCCTGCGTACTTCTTTCTGTATTTAACCTCAACTTCCATGTTATCCGCTCCGCTATCTGCATCATAACCGATGTTATTATTACCACTTTGAAGCTTGATAAACTCACTATCTTCTGTAAGATATTGGTTTATCTCGGTCTTTACGCCCTCACGAATCAAATATATATGAGCATCACCCAAAGCTGTGGTAATTATCAACTTATCATATGCCAATAGGTTCAACGGGTTAGATTCTGAGCCTAAAGCTATATGCTCATTTGCTTCGATATGTCTTATGATCGGATTTGTAACCTCACCGCTACAAGTTACTGTGATTGTCAGACCAATTCCATTAATACCAAGCTCATTCTTAATGTTTGCAAGTCTTTGATTAGACTTGTAACCAAAAACCTCTTTAGCAACAGGGAAGCAATGAGGGAATGTGAAAGCACCCACTGTAGCCGCCAAGGTGGTTTTATCATCGTCCATGGCATAAAAGAAAGGATCTACGCAAACTAAATCAATTTGTGTTAATCTTGCCCCAACCTTTACTTTTGGCTTGATCTTCTCCACGCGATACTTGCAGTAAAGCTCTTCTTCATCGTCCTTATATACTAAAGTCCCCTCTGTACCCTCAGAAAATACCCTGTTAACTAACTGCCGATTGTATGCGCTGTTAGTCTGGTCTTTTATTACTAAGGTAATATCACGTTCTTTCTGCCTACTGCCTTGGTATGTTGAACCATGAGTATTGTTATTCTTAGAGGTTGTAAGGTCTATCAATACATCATAGATGCCATCAGCCGCACATAACAGGAAGGGAGTAAAACCCCTCTCTGTTAGTACGATTTCGTATCCATCCTCATTACTACACGTTATTACTCTGTCTGCATACATAATTAGATACCTCTTAAAGCTAACATCATTTCTCTATTGGCTTTTCTTGTCTGCCTTGCAACTTCTGACGGGTCTAATGCTGTCGGTGCATAGATATTTATGGTTTCATTAAAATCACCGCTCCTAGAGCTTACTAGACCGCTTGAAGCACTACTATCCATGTTAAGAGGCCTAACAATATCATCATAGAAATCAAAGTTCCTCTTTAATGCATCAGTTACAAGATATGCGCTCTGGTCTATGCCCTGTGCGAAAAGCTCCATCATGTCGGGCGCAAAAGTGTGAAAACGTGATAAAGGGCCATCTTCGGGTTCTGAGAACCCGATAAGTGATTTGATCTTGTCCGCTACTCCGCCGATTGCATCACCAACCTTAGAAATATTGTTCTTGATACCCGATACAAAATTGTCGATAAGGTCAGAACCCCATGTTAGTGCGCTGTCGATTACTCCGCTTATTGTATCTTTAACTGAATTGAAAGCACCTGTGATAGCTGTTTTCATGTTTGTTAATGGAGTTGTAAGGTTTGAAACCATTGTAGTGAAGCCATTTGTAACTGTACTCTTAATCAATGTGATAGCACTTGTAATGGAAGTTTTAATATTAGTCCATACTGTCGTAATCTTGGTTTTAATATTATCCATCTTGGTGCTAATGGTCGAAGTGATGGTACTCCATATTGTCGTTATCGTTGTGCTGATGGTTGTTAATGTCGTTGATATCAATGTACCAACTGCATTCCAAGCGGTTGAAACTACTGTGCTTATAGTGGTCATAGCGGTTTCTACTGCGCTTGTTACTGTTTCCCATGTCGTAACGATAAACTCACCAATTGCATACAGCGCCGCTTTAATACCCTCTATAGCAACTTCTACAGCAGTTTTGATGCCTTGCCATGCCGCGTCTATCGCCGCCCTAACAGTTTCATTGTTGTTATAGAGATAAACGAGAGCCGCCACAAGTGCCGCTATAGCCACTACAACAATTCCAATAGGATTAGCCGCCATTACTGCATTCAAAGCCGCCTGTGCCCCTGCTACAAGGTTTGTAACGCCTTGAACTGCCATCATAGCCACTTGGTAAGCTCCTGCCGCTATTGCATGAGCCGCCATATTCGCTGTAACAAGTCCTATTATTGTTGCAATACCTGTTAACACTGCCATGAATGCATCTGCACCATCTGAACCGCTCGTGAGCCATTCTGTAAACTGCACACCATAGTCAATTACTGATGCTAAACCCTCTAAGAATAGGCTTATGCCCTCACCAACAAGCTCAATTCCTGTGCTAAATAGCTCTGTGGCTTCATTCAAAGCATCACCGCTGTCTATCCACTCTTGGAATTTCTCGACTACACCGCCAACTGCTTCTGTAATCGGTGAAAGTGCTGTTACTAACGTGTCAAATGATCCTTTTATGCCCTCTATAGCGGTTGTAATTGACGATTTGATGCCATCCCAAGCACTTCCGAAGCTTGAATTGCTTATAGCGCTATCAATTTCACTGAAAATCGAACCCATCAAGGCAGGAACAGTGTTAATTATCGTTTGCCCTACTGTAGATAGCAATCCTAAACCTGCGCTTACCATGCTTGGGAGTATAGCGGCGATCAATTCGGGGATTTTCTCGGTAATAAAAGGAGCGGCGGCGGCTATAAAATCGCCTATGCCTTCCATTGTCTGCTCAATCCTTGGAGTTATCTGATTTAATAACCCTTCGCCCTCTAATTCACCGAAAATAGATGTAATAAGACCATCCATAGCGGCGCTTATATCACCACCACCTGCAATCGCTGTGATTACGTTCTGCCATGCCGATTTTGTAGCATTCAAAGAACCTTCAATAGTGGTCATAGCTTCATTTGTGGTCGTGCCATATACACCTGTTGCCATGCTAACATCATGTATTGCACTTACAATATCTGCATAAGAATCGGCTGAATATGATACAGTTTCGCCCATACTTGCTCTATAATTCTCTGCATATTCGAGCATTTCTTTAAGACCTGCTTTAGTGCCTGCAAACATACCGCCAAACAGGTTATCTAGCATTTGTGTATTACCACGTGCAAGCGAAGTATATGTTTCACTGATACTATCTACAGTCTTACCATACTTATTCGCTTGGTCTGCCATATCTTTTATAGCCATATTTGTAGTTTCAGCCGCTTTTGCAGTATCACCGCCCAACGACTTCAATAATGCTCCCGAAAATCCTATAGCAGTATTCATGTACTCATTAGCTGATAACCCTGCTGTTTTATATGCTTCGTCTGCATATCCTTGAAGTTTCTTTGATGATGTTCCAAAAAGTGTATCAATACCGCCTACAAGCTGTTCATAATTGGCATAGCTTTTAATGGATTCCATACCAAAAGCACCCACTGCTGTTGTAGCCGCTCCGATTGCCGCCGCCCCGATTCCTGCCGCAGTTTTGAAACCCTTGCCGATAGCATCCATTACAGAATTTGCTTCTGTCTTGGCTTCACCTAACCCGTTCTCATATTCACTTGAATCTAATCCCAATTTGGCAAATAACTCAAAAACTACATTAGCCATTTAAGCTCCTTAACTTGTCTTTCAAGTTTAATATGATCTCGTTTGCTGTTCTTGTTTCTTCTTTCTTTGGCTCAATCATATCTGCATATCGCATCTGTATGTAACTACCACCGCTATATTTTGCGGTATTTTCTCCGATTATCCTTAAAGATTCTGTTACATACATCTTGTATGCTTTCTCTTCTTGCCTTTTCTTAAAATAGGCTATGTAATGTTCGATTACATAGCCTATTCCTAACACTTCCAAAAGTTCAAAATTCAAACTTTCTAAGCTGTTTAAATATTCTTCACAGGAGTTTGAAGATGAGCCAATAATGAGAAAAAATTAACTACACTCTTGTTCTGTATCATTTCCATGATGCAATCCATGTATTCATCCATTGTGTAGTTATCTACTTCACTCGGCTCTACAAAGCAACATAAAGCCAAAACATCAAGTGTTTCCTTTGGGTGAAGCACAAGCATATTATCAAAAATCTTGTTAAGATTGTCTGCTAACTGTTTTTTCTTCAATTCCTCATTTTCCTTAGTGATCATTGCTCTTTCTTCTATTGTAGCATCAATCGGATAAGGCTTATAAGCAGGCTGAATGCTTCTGATCTTCATGAGGTCGATTACTTCAACCCAATTTTTAACAGCATTTTTGATTTTTGCTGTCTGTGCTATAAATTCACTTGGTTTGCAAGTTGCTAAATTCTTCATATTTTACGCTCCTGTATTCTCTGTTTCTGGGTCTGCGCTATAAAATACCATCGGCACTTCCTTCTGTGCATTGATGGAAACGTGACCCATAATATTAAGTGCTATCTGTCCCTTACCATTCTTTGATGTTTGAAGTGAGAAACCATCTGTTGAAAGTGCATTTTTAAGCTGAATTGCTACAAATCCACCATCTGCTCTATCACCTACCCACCAAATATCGCTGAAATCGGTCTGCTTCAAATCCATTCTTGGAATGATCTTGCTTGTATCTGTTCCGTCAATATCTGCACAGCCAAGCGCAAACTTGATAAGCTCGGGTGATGTGCCAAGTGCTGTGGTGGACATTGAACATTCCCATCCATCAAGATGCTTACCTTCTTTGACATTATTTGGTGCATTGTCTACATCTTCAAAAAAATCAGAATATGTAGGCTTACAAACAGGATTAACACCACCTGTTGTTGCACAAATGATATCAGCATCTGCAATTGTTGGGTTAGCAGGGTCAAAATTTTTGAGGAGTACGCCTGCATCCATCTGAAGAGCATTAAATGTGTTTTCGGGAATTACTGTGAATCTACCCATTTTTTACCCCCTTAGTATTCTGTTAAAAATTCATAATTAATATTTAATAATATACGCCTTACTGCATCATCACTTTCATCTTTCATGCGCTGTGAAAATGGTGTGCCTTTGGTTATGTACAATCTCCCACCATCTATTGCAATACTCGGTGGGTACATTCTGACGATTGCTTGCGCTATTTCTTCGGCTTTTTCAGAAATCTCTTTCCATGAATATGAGCGATACCATAATGATGTATTACTCATTACTGTATTGCCTATACTATCAGTTTCAACCGAATATGTTATATATGGCAGTTTTGCATCATCGGGAACTGTGTTTTCATCATATGCAGTTAATCCAAAACTTTCCCAAAAATACTGTATTGCTTGTCCTTTAGTCATGATTGCTCCTGTGGCAAACTCCATTCCTCTGCAGATACTTGCCGCATATTTAAATTAGTGCTTATCGGTGTTGCTTTATCATCGCCATCACTTGTAACTCGGAATATCTTGTTATCAGATTTTCTCTTGAATACATCGTGATACTGTAGATTGATGTTTTTCTTTGTTGTGACAGTATACAAGGCTGTTACTCCTTGCTGTTCGGCTGTTCTCGCTTGCATAGAGGTATCTAATGTTATAGCCGCATCAAATACCGCACCATCTACCCAACTAGGCTTAAAACCGCCATAACCATCGGGAACTGTTACCCTGTCCTGCATCACGCATTTACTTGTAAAATCATCAATAAGGCTCATAATCTGATTCTCCGATACATATTCAAGCGTTTAGAAAAAGCATCCTGCCATGTTATAGCACCGCCATTTGTTCCGCTTGCTTTAGAATACGAATAACCCCCAAATGATTCCGATTGATAAGGTGAATTAACATTACTATAATCGTTTACCCACTTCTCAATGTCATTTGCAAGCTCTATAACCGCTTTAGGCACTGCCATAAGCCATACGGAACCCTTAAAAGTTTCATCTTCTAATACAAGCTCTTCATCATAGCGATAAACTCCATCATTTAATACTGAACCTGCAATTCTAAAATACTGATTTGGCTTGATCGCTCTTAGAAATTCTGCATTCTGTATCTTGCTATCTCTAATTACGATCTCGCCAAAAATCTTAGGCTGTGCTTTGTCAAAATAATTTTTCAATTCCATGCAAAGCTCATTCAGCATCATTTCTAGGTCTACCCCTCTTTTTCTTAGGCTTTTCCACAACTTCTTCAATCGGTGGGTTCATGTACTGCGCAAAATCATCTATTTGTTCCTCTGTAGGCTCTTTAGACTCTTCCTGCACATTTTCCTTAACCTCTTCGATTAAAGGCTCATTTCTCCTGTTAGCATCTGTAGAAAGCTCTATAATTCTTTTTTCATCAACTACCATACCACTGTGGGGGAATATATCCCCCACATGATATGGATAATCATGATCTTGCAGGTCAGTGAAAAATTTCACTACTTTATACATATTATGCTCCTGTTATAGTTCCTTTAACTACGCCGCCTGCATACTCAACGAGAAGCTGAATACCAGACATCATAAGAGATTCAATCTGCGCTCTTGTGTCGTTGATAGCGCCGCTCTTAAACCCTATAAGACCTGTTTCATCTGCTGTAAGTTCGAAGCTATCGGCAAGATCTCCACGCATGTTGATGTAATAAACAATAAGGTTCTCCTTTGCTGTAGCAACAAAAGTGCCCTGTGTTACCTTGGAAGTAAGAAATACAGTTCCAAGTTCAAGGAAATTTTCGATATACTTCATGCCGAAAAGTGTCTGAGTAGAAATCTGCGCAGTTCCAAGATACTCAGAAACATCAAGAGGATTAAGAAAATAAACAGGCTCTACTGCATCATCCTCAAATGCTACTTGAAGCTTGCCCCATGCATTAGCAAGTGCCGCCTGAAGTCCTGTGCCTGTTGCTGAAACTGATCCTGCGATAGTTCCATTAAGATATGAGAAGAAGTTGGTTCTTACGCCCTTCTGAGCTTCCTTAAGCATCTTCTTATCTGTTTCTCTTACTGCTTCTTCCTTGCCGCTCTTAACGATGGCTTCGGCTGTTGTTGCCTTTCTCCACTTTTTAAGTGTAAGATTGCCAATAGGTGTCTTAACTCTCTCAAACTGTGAAAGTGGGATAACCTCGCCCTCTGCTACTGTACCATCTTCAAGAGTACCTGTTGTTGAATATACATAAAGTTCATCGCCCTCATTCTTGGGAATCATTCTTGTTACACCAAGTGCTTTAAGAAGGTTTTTGAGTCCATCATGAGCAAACTTTTCTACAAAATCTACTTCTCTTGCCTTTTTCATCTGCTCGGTTGTAATTACATTTTCTTCTGGCATATTTTTTCCCTTTCCTGTTTAAAATCCGAATAGGTCGTGGTTTTCAGCGATTGCCTTTTGGCGTTCTCCATCATCCTCAATCTTCATGATTTCCTCTTTGGTCATCTTTACATTGGTATTTTTTGGTGGAGTTGCTGTTTTTGCGCCACGAGTTTCTGTTGTCGTGATAAAATCAGACCATTCTTCCTTGATGCTATCAAGAATCTTGTCAGAATCCTTGAAACTGCCATCATCTTTCATTTCAAGGCTATCAACATCTGATACCTTTAGCACTGCATCAATGCGCTTCTCGGAAACTCCTGCTTCTTTTAAAAGCTTCTTGTATGCGTTTTCTCTTGTGGCTTTTGATTCTTTAGCGGAAACATCCTTTTTATACGCTTCATAATCATCTTTCAGCGCATCATACTTGGTTTTCCATTTTTCTGCGCCTGTTGCCTTGTCCTCGGCATTCTGCTTTTCACCTTTTAATGTGTCTATCTCTGTAAGTTTTTCGTTGTAGCGCTTTTTATCAACAAATTCCTTACCGACAGCATTATTGATGGCATTTGCTACTTCTGAAAATTTCTCGGAACTGATATTACCACTTTCGTCTACATTACTTTTTAAAATACTTAAAATATCCATCTACAATCCTTTCGCTGTTAACGGGTGCTACCCTAGATTGTTTTACTACCTATTTTTAGTATAGCATTTTTTACAATGTCGTCAAACATTGATTAGTAAAAAGTTGCATACTTACTTTATTTTGGCTTTTAATTCGCTTTCAATGATTCCCTTGTATTCTTCCAAATTGTTCACGATTGCAGGTTTCAAGAATGGCTTTGCAGGTACATAAGCTTTTACTAACCTTTTACCGATTGCAGGAACATACCGCCCGACTTCTTGTCTATGTCCAAATTCAACAGGTGGTGCATATTTAACATCTGTGCCTATATATACAGCTTTTTCATCCTCATGCACTTCACTTGTCATTGAATTTTTAAGATTTCCTGTATCAACAGGTGCTAACCCCCTTGCATAATCAGCCGCCTTGTTCCCAACTATACTTAATGCATTATATATAGCTTCATTGGTTTGATTTATGATTTCTTGGCTGTGATCAATTATTTTTGCCATCCTTTTTTCTCCTTATAGGCTTCGCTTCTTGCCATTCCTCATAAGTCATATCCCCTAACTTGTCATGTCTGCGATTTTCCAAATTAAGCCAATCGGTCTTATATCTGTCATATTGCCTTGCCAATCCGCATCGGCAATTATAAACCTCGCTAGGTTCTCCATTAGGGTCGGCAGGAAACATAAGACCATTAGAAAAAGTTTTATCTAAGTCTACTGTTTCACCATCTAAATGCCTGTGCGAACTTCTTGTAACATTATCTAATACCGCTATCCATGTCTTTTTAATGCCTACGCCCTTGCTTTGCGCTTCTTTCATGGATTCTAACCGCCCTGCATTTTGAGCGCCTGTCATGGCGGTTCTGGCATTCCTAATCGCCGCGTTTTTATCCATCCCCACAACTCTTTCTAATCTTTTGGCTATATCTGGAATGCTGTCACCTTGAATAATTCCTTGTGTTATAGCTGTCTGAATGTGGGTTCTGTTCCACTTCATATCTTTGGGAATATTTACTTTCGGTCGTGGTAATAATTTGGGATTTTCATTTATCAATCTTTCAACCGCTTTACGATTGTACAATGAATACCCCAAATCAACCATTAAATCATGTTCTATGCAATACATTTCATAATTAACATTCAATGCATACACATCTAACATGGTACTAGCCGCAAACTGCATAGCCTTAACATCAACATTGGTCAAATCATTGGTAAGCTCATTTCTGAGGACATAAAAAGCACCCACGATCATTAAATTTCTTCGCCATTTTGAATATTCATCTTTTGAGATTTCCCCCGATTCATATTCTTGCCGCTTTTCTGCGTCCTCTTCTTCGAACTGTTCAAGATAATTTTTGGCCTTTTTAACAGCTTTTTTTGATGCTTTTGAATACAATTTGGCAATGCGTTTTTCTAATTCATTTAAATACTCATCCGATAATCTGAAACCTTCATCATTCATTTAATTCCTCTTCTTCGGGCTCTTCATCAGATTCTTCCGTATCTTCTCTATCATTCATACGACTTATGGAATCATTCGCCATCTGTTCCAACACTTCTTCCATCTTATCAATATCCCCCAAGATTGTAAGAAGCTTTTCTGTGATATATTCATCACTTAGATATTCTGACGCATTTAGTAGGGCATTTATTTCTTCGCTCCTGTTCGCTAATTTGCTTCTAACGAATGTTACACTATCTTCTATGCCTAACACCCTTAAAACGCCTTGTACGAACTCCTGCACACAATATTCAAACATATCAGCTTTTTCGTTCAAAGGTTCATAAGCGGCTTCTATCTGCGTGGCTGTCACCTGTCCTGCGGCTATCTGTGTTGTATCAAGTGCCATAGCATCTTTATACATATCTGCTTCTAATCGTGTCAGATAAGCTTCACGTGATTGATAAGGCACATCAAGTGTGTGAGCTTCTGCCTTTGCATCGCCATCACCTACTGTAGCCGCCTTAACCACCTTCATTCGCTCAATAAACTGTGCTAGGTCTACATCATCCATGCCGCCTGCATTCGAAATAGTCCAATAAATCATGCTTGCATCATCAAGATCATTAGCGAATCCACTTTTAATTAAATCATATGCATCTATTTGGCTTCTGATTGTTATTAGTTCGCTCTGATGCTCTGGATTCCCCCACAATGGTACTATCGGGAATGTCGGATAATTATATCCATCAAGAATCTGTGTTCCGTCTACTTCTGAATATGAAATAACTTGTTGATATGGTTTCTTGTCATTCAAGATTTCCATATCTTCGCCCTTGCGCTTGATATACTCTGTATACCCATCTAATTCGTACAATGTCGCTCTGAGCGGTTTATCAGCATCTACCTGCCAATATCTTATACCTGCCTTTAGCGCTCCGTCTTCTTCGTCCCAAAGCGGTTTAAATTCGGTATATTTGAACACTTCTATGTGATCATGATTCACAAAAGCAAACGAAACGCCATCAACCAAAGCGGCTCTTCCTGCTTTCTGTAGCTGTGTATCAAAGTCACTTCCTAATAATTCCTTTGTGCCATCATCACCAAAATTTGCTCCATTACCTAACAAATATTGATTTTCCTGTGTAACAAAACGCTTAAAAAATGAACTTGCACACTTATGGTTAGCACTGAAATTATCGGGCACTGCTTCACCGCTTAAAGTATACAAAAGCTTCTTGTATGCCATGATAGTAGGATTCAACGTCTTCATGTACAATTCAGCATCATGCGCTATTTTATACTCTTCCGTTGCCTTGTGGTCAGCAATTGCCCTAAAAATAAAATCCTTGCGCTCATTTTCATTTTCACCTAACTCGATTAAATCATTATAGGTTAGCATATCTTCCCCCTTGCTTTAGAATTGAATGATATTCTTTATCATCCTTGTTAATTAGCAACCTTGCTAAGCTTGAACAGCTATCTGGTGCGTCATCGTGTTCTGCATCTTCGTTATAATCACATATCTGATTTATATACTCTTCATCTGTACCCTCTACAAAAATAACATCCTGCCATATCCTCAATAAATAAGTCGTGATCTTGATATGCTTGTTCATGCTTTCATGATAAGTATACGCCCTTATTCCCTGCTTCTTCAAATCCCTTGCAGTAAAGCCTTTATCACCATTATCTTCTATCGGCATTTTCCCACACATAAACTGTGTGTAATACTTCTTGATATCATCATAACAGCTTTCCACGTGTTTACGCCACATTTTACCAAATACATAATACTTACCTTGTATTTTGTGCATGATAGTAAATGCTGTGTAGTCTTCACCGCCAAAAGCCGCATCTACATGAGCCATACCCTGTTCACACATTGCAGGGTCGCCACCTATTATCGGGTCTGTAAATATTACATCTTCACTTGCTATGTGTCTAAGCTCATAGTTAGCCGCAAATAATGAGGGTAGCATTTTTGATTTGATCTCGGCTAATTCTTCTGCAGTAATAACTTCCCTTACTTCTTCCCTATAACAATCCCACTTTTCGGGTTCGGGCATGATAGAAAAAGCGTCTTCTTTATGCCATGGCGTGCCTGTGTTAAAGATCCTGCCGCCCCTGTTTTTAATGTTCTGCAACTCTTGATAAATGATCTTGGTATTATCTCGCTCTGCTTTTGATATCCTGTCTTTTACATTTACAATATCGTCAGTAAAAATGAAATCAAAGTGTTTACCTGTTAACGAAGCCCCGCAACCCATGCCGACTAATTGCGATGTACCTTTTATATCTGTGGTTAGGTTTGTACTCACTTCCGTTGCCGAACACACTGTTAATTTTAACTGTACCCCATAAATCACTTGAACAAAATACAATGTGTGTGGGTCTTGTAATATCTTTTGAACCTGTTTTATAACCTCTTTTATATCGTTATCCGTTTTTCTCATGAACATGGTTCTTTTATTCGGCAGCAATATAATAATCAAAGCAAGGGCAACCGATACACAGGTAGTTTTGAAAATTCCGCGACTGCCCTGTAACGTCTTATCGTCCTTGCTTTGTATCATTTCCTTTATCCATATGTTGTGAAAATCTCTTAGCTTAGTAAATCCCAACATATGAGCATATTTAACAGGTTTTTTAATTAGAAAATCAACTGCCTGTTGTCTTGTCATTTTATCCTCTTTTTACTATTTGTTTATATTCCTCTCCCGATGAATTTAATTTTTTTATCAATCATCATTTAAAACCATGTTCTCTATTTCATTGATCACTTCGTTATCCACTTCTGCAACCATGACTTTTTCAACAGGTTTCTGTCCTGCACTATCTCTTAATACTTCAAACGCTCTTGTATCACCCTTTAGCGCTTTCTTAAACTGTGCTACCGCTATTGCTTCTGCTCCGCTTAATGTTTTTCCACTTTTATCTTTTATGTCCGTCTCAAGTAAGATTTCAATTGCCTGCCTTATATCTCTTTTTTTCCTTCTTGCTTCTGCAGATGCCTTTCCACCTTTCGACGCTTCTTCGGCGGTAAGCTTATGTTTTTCATCACCTTTTACAAGATTTTCTATATTTCCCATATTACACCCCCCCTATCGGAATATGTATTATAGGGTTATAATCAATATTTTTCTTCTGTTTCTTCGCATTATGGTTTAATGCATTATCTATTTTCACTATATCTTCGCCCCATTTTTTCTGCAATAATCTTAATTGCTCTTCTTCTCTTTGATAATTCCTGTAAGTGGCGCATCCGCCCTTCTGAACGCTCTGTTTTGCTGTGTAATGATACTTGTTAACCCTTAAGCATCCTCTGTATCTATTACAATTCTGCAATGTCATGTCATAATCTTCTTTTAATGGCAATCTTTCATCATATCGTAATTCATTACCATGTAAAAATACTTGAAAAGGACCACCGATATATGAAACTGTGGAAAAAGGAGTAGTTTGTCTATAACTCAATGCATCTTTATTACACATAACTCCCCAATAATAAAAACCAAAATCTTTGCATAGAATAGAATAATGCTCTAACATATCATATAGTTCTTCTTCATCTATTAAAACATCATTATATCCATATGCTCCGCTCGGTTCGAATCTCCCGACATTCTGTAGATCATCATCTATTATCAATACAACATCATTATCCGGTAACTGTTTATCTAATATATAATTACGTATTCGGCACAAATTCCCCTGCACTTCATTGGGGACTTTAATAATATTGTCCTCATGATCTGGGTTTTGTTTTATGTATTCTTCATATTCTCGTTCCGCAACCCAGACTTTACAACTTTTTACATAATCTAATGTTTCCACTTTGGGTCTTTTATACGATGGGGCATTAATTGATATTTTCAAAATGTTCCCTCATTCTTTCTAATACTTCTTTGCCATTAAACACCCTGCCAATGCTCTTACGCTTCATATTCTTGCCTATTTTTCCATCTTTTCTTGTTGATAGGTTCATTTTTTCTTCAACATCAATAATACTTTGTAACTGCAGCCAATCAACATCGTTATCAAAATAAAGAACTACATAATTATGTTCTTCTCCCAAAACCTCTGTAAATTCTTCTTCCCCTTCTTCTTGTTCCTTTTTCTCTTTATCTTCGGGTAATCCCCAATCAATTTCAAAGCCTTCCCAATCAAGTGTTGGTATATCTTCCTCTAAAAGGTCAAAATCCCATTCACTCTCGTTTAGCTTGTTATCAAGCAATCTTAATTTATCAACTTGCTCCTGTGTTAATTCATCCATTTTTACAACAGGAACACTATCTAACTTTAATCTTTTACTTGCTATCAATCTGCAATGCCCGATAATCAGAACACTGTCTTTATCAACTACCAAAGGTTGCGCAAATCCAAATTGCTTAATGCTTTCCATTACATTCTTAATCTGCTTTTCATCATGCTTTTTAGCATTTCTTTCAAAAGGCTTTATGTCCTTTACTGCCATCATTTCAACATTCATTCTGTCTTGCTCCAATCTGTACCAAATCTATCAATGATCAATTTAAAATCTTCTAAATCATGAGGCTTAATGCTATATGTTTCTGAACCATCTGCATTAAATTCAATGCCCACATGAAGCAACTCATGAAACAACAACATTTTTATCTGTTCTTCGGTCATTCCCTCACAATTTGGCTCAAACACTGTGATTGTAAAATCCGCAGGAATGCCCCACTTATACTTGTCTGCCACCTTTTCGCACTGACCATATACCAATTTATCGCCACTCTTTTTCTTGTGTTCTGAGGACAGATAAACAATTGTAGCGCTACTGTTACGAATATCTATCAACGCTTCTTCTGTTTCAATGATTTCTTTTGCGATCTCTGCATAATGTTCATTTAATGTTCTGATATCCATTTTGATCCTCCCATAGCATCGGTTTACCATTTTCATCCACTAACAATGTAAAAGTACCGCCGTTATATGCATCTATTATGTTCCCGATATTGTTCATTTCCCTATACTCCTATTCATCATTTTACATACTGACTGTGCTTTTTTCTTATCCCCTATACTTCCAAATACGGGTATATAATCATATCCTTTTTTATGACAGTACCAGACTCCGCTTTTGTCTTTGCTGATCGTGTACATCATCATAGTTTTTGCCATGTTCTAATCCTCTCACACATCACTTGTAATATTCTTCCACAACTCCATTCTATAAGGATTCTGATAATCCACTTCAACAACAATTCCAAATAGTGTTCTTTTTTCATTCTGACTATGATTGATTATGTTTTCGGCAACATCAATGCCACTGATTACGCCAACACCAAGACACCATTTATAATTATCCTCGCAAAAATATTTATCATCCATTATGGCGCTTGCTTTTATATGTTCCAATTGTTTCATAATGGTATTACCATCATTTGGATAAATCGCCTTCTCCATTTTTACCCCTTTCCATAGCGGCGGTAGCAGGAATCGAACCTGCATTTTCGGAGTCAAAGTCCGATGCAATAACCTTTTATACTATACCGCTACCATTTAATTATATCATATTTTCATTGATGTTTGTATAACTATTTACTAAAATAATGATCCCCATGCTTATATGCAGGTTTCCCATATTTGCTATATCCCTCTGACGAAAAATATATTATTTCGCTGTCTATCCTCTCCCCTGTCATTGCCATTTCTGCCGCTTTATAATCTTCTTCGGTTATATTCCACCCAGCTTGATCAAAATTCCCATCTTTAATGCAACTAAAAGCATTATCATAGAATATAACTTGCTCTATACTATCACAACCATTGAATCCTCTATCAACTCGATTTAAAACCACATCAGCAACTAATATTTTACCTGTTAAATCTTGGTTTCCTGCTTCTGCATGAATTAACTGTGCTAACAATTCCATTTCACCATAGAAAATTTCATTTCTTATCTGTTCTTGATCATCTGCAAATGTTGGGTTCTCAATTATCTCATATATATCCGCTCTATTTTCCCTTCTAAGCGGTTTTACATCAAAGCCAATAGAATTTACCCTGTAAGCATTTTTATATGGCTCAGTGGGGCAACTGCACCCCATCAACATTATCATACACAATACAATTATTATCTTTTTCATTTCCCCCGCCCTTCTGGGGGCATTGCGCCCCCTATTATTGACCTGTTAGATAAAATAGAAATCAACTGTAACACCGTTGCAATTGGCTTGCAGATTTGGTCTGCCTGCCATTTCTTCATATCTGACAGAAGTTAATTCTGTGATTACAAATACTTGATCTGGACTTTCTATCCATATCTGACCACCACCACATTTAAGCTGATAATCTGCAATGGTCTTAATTTTCATGTTAAGCCCTGCAGTTGTTGGCGCATGAATGATTGTTTTAACTCTTCCTGTCCATTTCCTGTTGATCAACTGAAAAAGCTCTATTACATCGACTTTCTGTTCCTCTAAAACATTAAAATGATTTTCTTTTCTTATAACTGATTTTGTGTTCATATTTATTACCTCTCTTTCATGATCTAAACCATTTACCCATGATTTCTCTTGCATACTTACAATCATTGATTTCTTTCATTGCTCTTGCTTTCTGCTCCTGTGTTGCCTGTACCTTTGCCATTGCCCTGTTTAATGTTTCATCATCCATTTCAATAAGCGTTTTCATTGTTTCAACGTAATTCATTTTATTTCCCTCTCTTTCATTTGATAATATTATTATATTATATGTTTATATCATTGTCAACAATTATTTTATATTTTACCCAAAACTTTTATACAAAAACAAGCAGGCTTTTAACCTGCTTGCGATCATTTATATATTCACTTATCTTGCCCTTCCTGTCTCCCCCATTCCTTAACTAGATCATCCACAAACTCCCTATCGGTCTTTCTAAGGCTCTTCACAAACTCACTGTATGCATTCTCTTGATTCTTGCTGTTCCTCACCTGCACCACTATCGGAACAATGTTCTGTATTGCTCTGATCACTTCGCATGTCGCTATTATACACAACGCTATTATCATTATCCTGCTCCCTTCTTACCCTTTAACATATGAAACCCTAGTTTCACCCTTACATACTGGGCATTTAATCATATACCCTGCCATTGTCTTCCTCACTTTCTGCTTTAATCAATTCCCATATTTTCTTAACTGTCTCATCACTTACCCTATAAAGTTTACTGAACATCCTGATTTTCTCGCCGTCAGTATCAATGAAACCATGAAAAGAATTTTTATTACCTCTTTTCAATTCTTCATCTACCGACCATACAGCTATATAGTGCTTATACATACTTATCCTCACTTTCTGCCTTTAAATCATTTTTGAGCCTATTTCTTACTGATCTCGAAGCAATGTGTTTATCTTTCTTCCAACTGCTAGGATGATTTTTTGCTCCGCAACAATAGTTCTTGTAGAACCTATCCAAAAAAGATAATTTCCTTGTGCTTCTGTTCATGTGTCCTCACTTTCCGCCAAATACTCCTACTATCTTCTTAAGCCATGTTAATATTGGATGTTCATCAATACCTTTTAGCTTACAATATATATGCCAATCATCCATGTTTGGGTCAATCCATCCATCTTCTATACCTGTTATTAAATATCCTTTATCATAGTCATTCATTTTCTCCAAGCGTTCTTCCCATTTCTTCAATTCGC